CCCATCTTCACTAAATAGATTTTCAGAATAACCTAAATTTTGAATCATTTCAATTGGTGACATAGAATATGGGCCAATATCTGTAATATCCACACTCATATGAACTGTTTGAATACCAGTAGGTACACCAAATAACATATAATCACCAGAATCATTAGTTATTGTAGTATATTTATAATATTTTTCATAAATTTCTAATTGTGTTTCATCTACGGATATTTCAACTTTATTTGGAAAACTACCGAATGGTTGTTTTGGTTTATAATTACCATTTTCATCTAAAATAGATGTTCGAGGTAATAAATTATATCTTTTATTAAATTTATTTATATCTCTGGGTGTTTCATATGGATATAAAGCTACAATATCTGGATTATTTTTATCTTCTTCTGATATAGGTATAAATAATGATATTCTTGCATTCGGAATACCAATATTATCATTACCATTAACTCTACCAACAACAACACCAAAATCAGAATTAAATGAATTGTATATATCTTTCTGTGTTATTTTTAAAGATAATACACTTAACTCTTCAGTATCTTGACTCAAATTAATTTTAAAATGAGTATCACTATTATTTAAATTTAATTTTATTCTTTTTGAATTATTACTCATAATAACTAAAGTATTTATTATAAATAATCAACATTATAAAAATATTTCGATTTTATGTCTTTTCTATAAAAAAATACTATTTATATATAAGATAATAATATAAAAAATTATAAAATAATAATATTATGGCAGATTTTGTTTTTACTTCTCCCGGTGTAAAATTCAGGGAAAGAAATTTAACTTATGTATCAAGAAATGTTGGTGTAACAACATTAGGATCAGTAGGTGAAACTATTAAAGGGCCAGCATTTGAACCTATTTTTGTTCAAGATTTTGGTGATTTCAGAAATCGTTTTGGTGGATTAAATTATGATAAATTTTCAAATGAACAATTAAAATATCAATTACCTTATGTAGCAAACTCTTATTTGTCTGAATCAAGTCAAATGTGAGTTACAAGGGTGTTAGGATTATCTGGTTATGATGCAGGTAAAGCATGGGCATTAAACCTTAGTGCTGGAGTTGATTATAATACTACTGGTGCAACAACTAATGTAACTAATAGTACAGATACTAGTAATGATGGTTTTTATTTAGGAACCAGAATTTTAGAAGTTGGTGATAGTGGTAATTATTTTTCTGGGTTTGAAAAAGTTGGTGCTAATTCTTTTGAAGGTAATTTTATTGAATTTACAGCAACAACTGTTAATGGTTTAGATATTACTGTTGACACTCAAACTACTGTTTATTCAGGCGAATCATTATCTGAATATGAAAACATGGTTTTAGGTGTTATTAGATCCAGAGCTACAGTTGAAGATATTGCAGATGGTGAACCACAATATAATTTTAAAACACAGAATGTTCAAATATCTAATAATTCAACTTTAAACGGTACTGGTGATATGTTTGGAGAAATTACCATCAGTGTTGATGTTATTACTGGTGATACGGTTAGTGAAACTGAAACTAAAGAATATGTTGTATCATTAAATCCTAATGATAGAAATTACATTGTTAATGTTTTAGGTAATAATGTGAAAGGTAAAAATACTCCAATATATGTTGAAGCGATTTATCCAGATTTAATAAAAAAATTAGATTCTGATGAATTAGGTTTTGGTATTAATGATACTTTAATAGATATTAATAGTAATTCATTTGCTGATTATAAAGAACAATATAAAACACCTCAAACACCTTGGATTGTATCTGAACTTAGAGGTAGTGAAATTGAAAGATTGTTTAGATTTATTAGTATTTCTGATGGAACATCTGCAAATAAAGAAATTAAAATATCAATACAAAATATAAATCCTGTATCACAAGAATTTGATATAATTATTCGTGATTTTAACGATACTGATGCAAATATGATTATTCTTGAATCGTATAGTAGATGTTCAATGAGAAAAGAATTGAATAATTATGTTGGTTCTAGGATTGGTACTAAAGACGGTGAATATGAATTGAAAAGTAATTATGTTATGTTGGAAATGAACCCAGATGCACCAGAAGATTCATTTGCTTGTGGTTTTGAGGGTTATTATGTACCAAATTTTGAATCAGAATATACGGATACTACTAGTGGTATTGATGGTGTTGTTCCTAAGATTTTTTATAATAAATCATATGAAAATGATGATAATATTAATAGAACTTATTTAGGTATCACAGAAAGAGCATATGATGGTACTAGTGTTAGAGGTACTGGTATTAACCAAAATTTATTTAATTATTATGGGGTTACTGAAAAAGTAAAAACAAAAGGATTTCATTTAGATTCTGGTAGTACACAAACATATGAAGATGGTACTTATGTTATTGGTGAATTTGAAACTGGTGAAGGTAGATTGAGAGATTATTCAGATATTGAATCTGCAGTAGATGTATATTATGAAGAAAATACTAGAAAATTCACATTAGTACCTTATGGTGGATTTGATGGTTGGGATGAACATAGAACAAATAGGACTTATGGTGATTTATATAGAAAGGGTGGTATATTAGATGGTGTTGCTGATGGTGTAACTCCGAAAACAGATTTTCAAGCATGGGAGAATGCAATTAATACCTTTTCAAACCCCGAAGCAGTAACAATTAATGTTTTTACCACACCCGGAATTAATTGGAGTGATAATAATATATTGGTTAAAAATACTTTGAGAATGATTGAAACTCAAAGGAACGATTCAATTTATATTATTGATTCACCAGATATTTATGATGAGTTAAGTGTAGGTGCTGAAAAACCCGATATTAGATTTTCTAAAGAAGTTACAGAATTATTAGAAACTGCTAATATTGATAGTAGTTATGCTGCAACATACTTTCCTTATATTCAAATAAGAGATAATGAAAATAATGCTAATGTATGGTTACCACCAACAGGTGAAATTGTAAAATCAATTGCTTTTACAGATAATATTAAATTTCCTTGGTTTGCACCAGCAGGTTTACAAAGAGGTGTTGTTTCAGCAATAAAAACTAGATATAAATTATCACAAGAAGCAAGAGATATATTATATTCAGGTAGAATTAATCCTATTGCTGAATTTGCTAATACTGGTGTTGCTATATTTGGTCAAAAAACGTTACAAACAACAGAAAATGCATTGGACAGAATTAATGTTAGAAGATTAATATTAGAATTAAAAGTATTGATTTCTAATATATCGACAAGATTATTGTTTGAACAAAACGATGATACAACAATAGATCAATTCTTAACCAAAACAAGACCAATATTACAACGAGTACAAAGAGAACGTGGTTTGAGGGATTTTAGAATTGTTATGGATGATACAAATAATACTCCTGAAAGTAAAGATAGGAATGAATTATATGGTGAAATATATATTAAACCAACATCCTCTCTTGAGTTCTTAGGTATTGGATTTACATTAATGCCTACTGGAGCATCTTTCGATGAGACAATATAACAAATTATCGAATTAAAAAAAGTCGATTAAATATTTAATCGACTTTTTTTTGTTAAAAATGTTAAATAAAACTATTTATATTAAAATAAAACTATGAAAGAAATAATAGAAGATCCTTTTTTAGGTGATGCAAAGGAACCATTTTTAGATAGTGAATATGTTTCTACTAAAAATATTGCAGAATTAAATACAAAAGAAAAGAAATTATCAAAATTTAATAGTAGAAATATAAAAAGGATTGGTGTAATAGATAACACACCTAAATTAAAGAACAAATTTAAAACTTCTAAATCTCAAAAGAGAATAAATAGAAGAATAAACAAATAATTTTAAAAATAAAACAAACAATTATGAGTGATTTACTATTAGGAGTACCTATGGATTATGAACCTAGAACAAAAAACAGGTTCTTTTTAGAGTTTCCAGATGATGTAGGTATTGAAATATGGAAAGTACAAAAATTTGACAGACCTAAATTAGATATTGATAATGTTGAAATTCAATGGTTTCATGAAACTCAATACTTTTCTAATAAGTATAAATGGCAACCATTAACAATAACATTATTAGATGTTATTGCACCATCAACGGGTCAACAAGTTATGGAATGGGTTAGACTACATGCTGAAAGTATTACAGGTAGAATGGGTTATGCTCAGGGATATAAAAAGAACTTAATATTAAAAAGTACAGACCCAACAGGAGTGTCTATCGAGAAATGGTCATTGGAACAATGTAATATTACCAATGTTGATTTTCAAGATAATGATATGGAATCAAATGAAGCACAAAAAATAACAATAACAATACAACCTCAAAGGTGTATATTAAATGCATAAAAAAAAGCCTGTTTTTAAACAGGCTTTTTTTATTAATTTATTACTATATTTTTTTGTAATATACTTTCAAAATCTATTTTCTGTAATTTAATTATAACATCATTTGGATCTGATGGAACACCATGATATGG